AAATAATTGTAGAGCTCCCAGAGAGCCATTTAATTAAGAATAAAATCTTAATAGGTGGCTCTTTTTTTATTTTATTTATGAAAGGGGTGATAGCATATAAAAATTAATATACCCTTTATAGACCGAACTCTCGATATAACCGTTCCGAAATCTGCTCGAATAAACGACCCCCGATATTGGCCTGATTCACCGATTCCTGTTTTATGGGGAGAAAATAGCTTCAAGAATACCACAGAACAGCTAAAGGCTTATCAAGGTTGGGTTGGTGACTGCGTTTCTTTAATTGCCGAAAGATGTGCCTCTATTCCGCTAAACCTATACAAAGATAATGAGCTAATCGAAAAACATCCCTTTTATGATTTACTGCAGACCTGGAATCCTTTCACTACGAAATTCGAGGGCAAAGAATTATTACAGATATATTTAGACCTGACTGGGGAATGTTATATTTTTGTTGTTAGAGATAGGACAGGGAAGCCACGTGAGTTCTATTTCCGACAGCCTGACAAGATGAATCCGATAATCAAGAACGGCGTAATCGACCACTATATTGAGCGAGTTGGCCTAAATGAAAAGCGATACGAGGCGAAAGATATATTATTCTTTAAATATCCGAATCCGACTAATCTATACAGGGGTGCTTCTCCTGTGCAGAGGAAAGCTTATGCCTATGATACCGATAAATACAATATGATATATCAACTAAATGTATTCAAGAATGGCGTGCATTTAAAACAGGTATTGGAAAGCGAAAAGAATATACCACCTGAACAGGTGAAAAAGATATTAACCTTATTCGACCAAACTTATGGCGGTGCAGAAAAAGCACACAAGACAGGTGCTTTGGTTGGCGGTATGAACTTAAAGACTGTAGGCGTATCGAATAAGGATATGGAGTTTATGCTACTTGCCGAATGGACTATGCGACAGCTGGCAAGTGCTTACCACACACCACCGCAAAAGCTATCCCACCCGGAAAGCACTAACTTGGCGAATATGCAGGCACTCGATACAGCCTGGAATAGAGAATGTATATTGCCGAGATTGGTAAGGCAAGAGGAAGTATTTAACACTTTCTTGCTGCCGATGTATGGTGATACTGGATTATTTTGTAAATATGATAATCCTGTTCCTGTAGATAATGAATTTAAACTAAAGAAGCGGGAAAGCAATCTTAAATATTTTGTAATATCACCTAATGAAGCAAGGACAGAAGATGGCATGGACGAAGTTGACTGGGGTAAAAAACCACTTGCACCATTTAATATTGCACCATTAAACACGAGCGGTAGTGAACGGCCAGAGCCAGAGCCAGAGCCAAAACCGGGCAAGGCAATAAAGGCGATTGAATATACCGAAGAATATAAGAAGAATTATTGGGAATTATTTATCAAAAGAGTAACTCCTTTAGAAGACGACTTTAAAAGAAATATAATTAGATTATTTCAAGAGCAACAGAATAGGGCTTTAAGAGCATTGCGAAATGGAAAAGCTATAAAGAAAGATGTTGATGATGTTTTGAGGATCACCCACAACGAACGAGAAATAACAAAGTTTACCGAAGTAGTCTTGCCTCGAATAACCGAGATGGTAAAGGTTAATGGGACGGCGGCTGCTGCCGAAATAGGAATAGCTTTTGATGTAACCAATCCTGAAGTAATTAAGTGGATAAAGAAGCGGTGTGGCTTCCTGATTAAATCTATTAGCGATACTACTCTCGAAAAGCTGCGAAAGACTTTAGCTGAAGGTGTGGCTGATGGTGAAAGCATACCGAAATTAGCGAGCCGAATTAGTGGAGTATATGATGAAGCGAAGGGATATAGAGCAGTTAGAATTGCCAGAACTGAAACTATATCTGCAAGCAATCAAGGAGCTTTACAGGCTTATAGGCAAAGTGGAGCTGTAGAAAAAAAGGAATGGTTGACTGCTTTTGATGAACGGACTTGTGAAGAATGTGCAGCTATGAATGAGGAAGTTGTTGATATAAATAATAATTTTAGTTGCGGGGTTGATGCTCCTCCGCTCCATCCATCCTGTAGGTGTGCCATTATTCCCGTGATAAAAGAATAAATTTAGAAAGAGGTGATTTTTAATATGCCAAAAGAGTTAATACTAAAACAATATGATAGCGAAGTAAAGGCGATAGAAGGTGAACGTGCCTTATCAGTAACTATTACCACTAATGATGTAGACCGAAGTGGTGATATAGTTGAGCCGAAAGGAGCAAAGCTGACTAACTTTAAGAAAAATCCTGTAGTCTTGATGTCCCATGATTATTCAGGGTTACCTATCGGAAGGGCTACAGATTTAGCAAAGTCAGATAATAGCATTACAGCAAAGGTAGTATTCCCGGAAGAAGGAACTTATCCGCTTGCCGATACGGTATTTAATCTGTATAAACAGGGGTTTATGAAAGCTTGGTCGATCGGCTTTATTCCCATTAAGAGTGAAGATATAACAGATGATGAGGAAAAAGATAGCAAGACTGTCAGATATGGCAAGCGATTCAAGACTTGGGAGTTGCTGGAATTTTCGGCCTGTGCAGTACCAGCCAATCCCCATGCTTTGACAAATATGTTAAGCAAAGGGATTAATGTTGAGCCGTTAAAGGAAGCAGGGTTTATTGAGATAGAAGAAAAAATAGTAGAAAATGAAGATTTAGTAAAAGAAGTTTGCCCGAAATGTGGTGCTGATATTGCAGATGATGATAATCCAGAATATTCTTCTTGTTCTAAATGTGATTGGGATGATTCTGATGTTGAAAAAGGGGAAACAACTGACCTTGTATTAATTAAAGATATCGTTAATAAGCCAGAAGAAACTGACGATTCTATCCGAATACCTGCTAAGGGTGAGGAAGGCAAACACAAAGGACACAAAATTAGATGGATAACCGTCAGTTCTAAAGAAGGAATCAAGGGAATATATTGCATTGACTGTAAGAAAATAATTACTTTTGTTTTTGATAAGAAGAAAGGATGGACTCTTGAGAAAGCTAAAAAATGGATGGAAGATCACGGCAAGACCATCGAGGATTATTTTCAGAAAGTTGACTGGGATACAGAATACGAGGATGAAGATATTGATTATAAAGAGTTGGAAAAGGATATATTTACAGAGGAAGAAGTTGTTAATGCCTCTCCTACCGAAATGAGAGAATTTAACGCTAATGAAATATATGATATCGTTAAAGAAAATAAAGAATTAAAAGAAAAGTTAGAAGCGATTGAATTAAAAGCCGGTGCGGTTTTAAATGCTAAAAATAAAGGCAATCTAAAGCAAGCACAAGATTTAATTCAATCTGTATTGGATTCTGCCGGAGCTACAGAGGAAGACTCGGAAGTTGCCGTTGATGATAATAAAAATAATAGTAAAGGAGATGATGATGTAGTTGATATAGTAGTTAATACAGTAAATAGTCCAGTGATAGATGAAGAAAAAGATAAAGCAATAGAAGAAGAAGAATTATTTAAAGCAAAAATAGATGCAATTATAAATCAATCGATGGCAGATGTAAAGAAGCATTTTGAAAATAAAATAAATTATGCGATGGGCAGAGTCGTAAAATAAAAAAAAGAAAGGAAGTGATTTTTAATGGCAATTGAAATGGAACAACTAATGGAAAAATTTAAGGAAGCACAAAAAGAGAACAGCGTAGAACTTATGAAAGAGATAGATGAGAAGATAGAAGCTCTAACAAAAGTGAATACTAAAGATAGACCTGATGATAATGTAGAACCAAAAGACGAAGAGCCTAATTTTCCATCACTCGGTGAGTTTATTAAAGATGTAGCTAACAGGGATGTCAATGAAAAATCTGCTGAAAGGATAAAGGAGTACGTTCAAAAAGAACTCTCTATGGACAGCGATCCTGAAGGCGGATATCTTGTCCCGGAAAAATATAGAGCAGGGTTATTACAAGTATCTCCTGAAGAGGCTATTGTAAGACCTCGAGCTTTTGTTTTACCGGCTGGCAGTCCACCTGATGCATCTTTGGAAATGCCTTTTTTGGAACAATCTGGGCTTACCGACCAATCACACGGCGATTTATATGGTGGGATATGGTTCGGTTGGACTTCAGAAGGTAACACCAAAACCAATACCGAAATAAAAGTAGGAAGCGTGGAATATAAACCTTATGAATGGTCTGGATATGCTGTATTAACCGACAAGATGATGAGAAATGCATCACAGCTCGAGGCTATTGTTACTCAGAAGTATAAAGAAGGTTTAATCGGATTTGAGGATTACTATTTCTTACAAGGTACTGGTGTAGGCCAGCCTTTAGGAGTTATTAATTCCCCTGCAACTATATCGGTATCCAGAAATACTGCATTGCATATTTACTATGTTGATATTTGTAATATGTTAAACCAATTTATTGATTCTAACAAGGCAGTTTGGGTAATTAACAAGGCTTGTAAATCCGAGATAATGAATCTTAAAGACGCTAATAATAATAACATCTTTATACAAGGAGATATAAGCAAAAAGATACCCGATACTTTAGTGGGCATTCCTATTAAATGGACTTTCAAAGTACCGGCAATAGGGTATAAGGGTGATATTGGACTATACGATTTCAGCAAGTATATGATTAAAGACGGTTACGGCCCGGCCTTCGATAAATCCAAACATGTGTATTTCCTCTCTAACAGAACTTGCTTGAAGATGTTTGGAAATGTTGACGGTAAACCTTGGCTGAAAGGTTCTCTAACCGCTGATGATAACTCAACTGAAATTAGTCCATTTGTAGTTTTAACTACAAAATTAGCATAAATAATAAATAATAAAATAAAGAAAGGAGTTGATTTAGATAATGAAAGATTTAGGTGAAAATTTATTTGTATTAGATGCAATAAGGCCAAAACAGAATACTGCAGACGAATATAATGCCAGGGCTAATGGAACACATAATACTGCTGGTGAAATTGATTTGGCTGATTATAATTATCCCAAAGAGATATTGATTCAAGTATCCGTAGGGGCAGTAGAAACAAATGGAACTTTAGATGTAGATGTGGAAAGCGGAGATGCTTCTGGCTCACTGAGCAATACTGACCATAGTTTTACCCAGATTACTGCCCCTGGAGTGGCTACTTATCACTATAAGCCTACAAGAAGATTCATAAATGTTGAGGCTACCGTAGGAACTGCGGCCGTTGATTTTGGAATTACTCTGGTAATGGGTGCTTTAGGATGGGGCAGTTCTGGACAGGCATAAAAAACAAATGAAAGGGGAGATTTAATTTTTTCCCCTTTCGAGATAGGAGCATAACAATGCGAGTAAGAATTGGACGGGATTTTTACGACAAAAAAAACGATATTGTTTATACAGGTGGCGAAATAGCTGATGTAAATAAAGAGACTGCTTTATGGATGGTAAGAAACAGTTTAGGCTATATTATTCCTAATGTACAAGAAGGAAAGCCTGTAAATATTAACAGTAAAGAAATAAGAAAGACTAAAGCAATAGATAAATCCCGAAAAGATAAAATGATGAGAAATATAAAAAATAAATAATAGAAAGAGGTGATTTACTTATGAAACGATTAATGAAAGCCATATTTATTCTTGCTTTGGTATTCTGCTTTGCAATGCCTGCTTTTGCTATAAAGATTCTACCCTATGATGTACCATTACAGGATTTAATGAAGTGGGATAAATATGGAGCAACTTTAAAGATATCGAACCCTGAAGGTGAAACATTATCGGTGGCTTGGCCTTCTACTGTAGATTTATGGAATTATGATGGGGCTACCTGAAAAACACCCGTTAATGCAGTTGCCGCTGTTGGAAAAATAACTTAGGTTATAAGGAAGTGATTAAATGATAGTATCCTTAACTGATGTGTTAGATTATCTTGATGTAGATATAGGCTATTTTGAAGTCAATGCTTCTCACGATGTTTTAGTATTAACTTATGATAGCGGTAGTGCCACTAATGTAGAAGTAGATGATGGCACATATAATGGTGCAGATTTAGCGACTAATCTACAAAGCAAAATAGATGCTGCATTTACAATATCATCTACAGTCACCTATTCGACTACTACAAAGAAATTTACTATTGACGTTGGGACTGGGCATACAATAGCTTATACGAATAGTGGCAGTGATGCAGGGTTGTTATTCGGTTTTAATGCCGACCATGCAGCGGCACAGACTATCACGTCAGATATAGCGGCAAGTGATCCATCTGATATTATATCAGTTATTCATAATTCGGTTGAGGACTGGGTTGAGAATTACTGCAATCGAAAATTTGAGGCAGCTTTATACGCGAAGGAACGGCACGATGGCGATGGACAGCCGATAATCTACTTCGACCAGTATCCGGTATTATCGATTACTCTTGACGATTTAGTCTGGGATAGTTCGGCAAAAACAGTAACAAGGGCTGACGGCGGTAGTTTTGTAACCGATGGCTTTGTAGCAGGTGATAAAGTATTAGTGCAAAATAGCGATTATAACAGCGGTCTGCTTACGATTGCGACTGGCGGGGTGGCTGCTCTGGCCTTAACTTTTGATGATAGTATCACAGCTGATACTGATGATGATGATGTAATATTATCACGCTTCCGGGGATTGTGGATAAATAGCAGCGAAGTAGATGAAGATGATTATGAAGTATATGACGACCATATATATTATAATGCTGGATTTAGCGAGGGACACGGTAATGTTAGATTTACTTATTATGCAGGGTATAGTTCAAGTGATATGCCTGATGATTTGAAGCTGGCAATTAAAATTATAGTTAAATATATGTATCAGAAACGACAAGAGGAAATATTTGCGGTTAAGAATTATAAAGTAGGGGATATAAGTATAACTTGTGAGGACGGCGATATACCGAAAGAAGCGGAAGCTATATTATTAAAATATAAGAAAATGGAGATAGTATGATAAGAAGACTTACTAATTATGATGATAAATGGGATATTCTATATATTTCTAATACAGAAAATAAAGCGTGTATAAGTTCAGAACCTATTGATGGGGTAGTAATTAGACGTGATGAGACTTCAAAAATAATAGGTGTAACTATATTTAATGTTAAGAAAGCAATGAATTCAAAGGAGTCAAAATGATAGGGAAAAAAACGACTCTTGAATTGCGAAGAAAAGTTTTAGTAAGTGATGGGCTTGGTGGATATACTGAAACTTGGGCTGGCTTGCGTAATATTACAGGGGTATTATCTACTATTAAGGGAGATGAACGGCTTTCGGCTGATAAGCTAACAGTTATAGCTGATTATTATTTTTATATCGATTATCCTATCGGCGAAACTATTACAGAAGAAGATATATTTATTAAAGGCACGACAGAATATAAGATTATTTATATTAGTAATATAGGGCATAATCAAAATAAGCAGTTAAGAATAACTTTGAAAGAGGAAGTATAAAATGAAAATTAAAGAAATGAAAATCAGATGCAATGTTTGTGAATTTTTTACTTATAGGCCTAAAAGCGATAAATATAAACTGACAAAATATATTTGTATACACCCAGAATTTGATAATAAGAAAACTGGATACAAAATGATTAACAAAAAATATCCTTTGCATAATGAACCACCCGAATGGTGTCCAAATAAAAAGAGGAAGTATAATGGCAAAATTAAAATGGTATGGGGCAAAAGTTGTAGACAAGATAAACAAAGCGAATAAGAAGATTATATCAAAGGCTTGTTTAATGGTAGAGAGGGATTCTAAAAAGCTTTGTCCGGTAAGTCCACATGGTGGGCATTTAAGAGCTTTTATTACTCATGAAATCGAAGGCACGACTGGCAGGGTTGGCAGTAATAAAAAATATGCTCGTAGAATAGAGTTAGGGTTTGTAGGTGCTGACTCATTGGGAAGGGTTTATAATCAAAAACCGCAACCTTACCTACGACCTGCCTTGCACAAAAATGAAAAAGCTATAAGGGAATTATTTAAAAAGATTATATAAGGAGATTATATGCAAGCATTATTAGCGGGGATATACTCAAAATATAATAATAGCGTGGATCTAAAGGCGGCAGTAACGGGAATGTACTTTACCGAAGCACCGCAGGGGACAATATACCCTTATATAGTCTATCATAAAATTAGTGGTGTTCCTGATTATACTTTTACCGAAGACATGGAGAATGTAATCATACAATTTAATATTTATAGCGATAGTAGTAGTTCAACTACAATTAATGATATATATACTAAATTAACGGCTTTATATGACTGGTGTTCATTAACCGTAACAGGTTGGAATAGAATATATATAAAAAGGGAATTAGATAATTTAACAAGGGAAAATGATATATGGAATTATTTTGTACAGTACCGATTAGAGATACAAAAATAGTAAAAAATAAAAAAAGAAAGGAGTGATTAATTATGGCGGAAGTAGCAGGAAAAGGCGGAAGTGTAACTTTTACAGGGCTTACAGCAGGAGTTAAGAGTTGGAGTTTAGATTTAGCAGGTGACACTTTGGAGACTACTGATTATGATGACAGCGGACACAGAACCTATATTGCAGGGCTTGACGGCTGGACAGCCAATTGTGAATTGAATTGGGATACAGCTAATACAGTAAGTATAGGTGATAGTGCAACATTGACATTAACTATTGTTAGTTCAACGGAAGCATATTCTGGGACAGCTTTAGTAAACGGGATTAGTGTTTCGAGTTCTGTTGAAGGTGTTGTAACTGCAACTATTAGTTTTCAGGGCACTGGCGTTTGTACTTTAACATCTGCATAATAAGCGATTAAATGAATATGATTAGAGGTGATGTAAATTGACTGAAAAAGCTGGAAAAGTAGGGGCAATTTATGCTTGCTCTGGTGACGGGATAGATGTTGCCAATGAAACCGTAGTATTAGTTGGTGGTGTAAAATCGTTAGCGAATACCAATGTATTGGTTAGCAAAGTAACTTCTGACGCTGGCGGTACTACTCCGATAACAAAGGCGTGGTATTGCACGGTAAAAGGTTCATTAGTAGTTGATGATGGCGGAAATGATACGGTCTATGTAACCTATAAATATTGGAGAGATGGCACATACGGTGATGGCAGCCGTTCAGACTGGGTTGGTACAACTGCTTATGCTCTCAATGATATAGTTCTTCCTACAACCAGAAATAATTTTTATTATAAATGTACAACTGCTGGGACGAGTGGCACTACTGAACCAACTTGGAATACAACTGATGGTGGTACTACTGCTGATGGAACAGGAACTTTAGTATGGACAACTTATGCTTATGAGGTTGGGCAGGTTGCTGGTTTCTTTAACTGGAATACTAATAATGTTTGCGATATATTAGAAACCACTGACTATGGCGATAGTGGACATAAGACATATATCGCAGCTTTGAAGGGCTGGACAGGTAGTGCAGAACGGCATTTCCTAACTGAAGAAAATCTCGACTGGATAACCGATAACCTGATTATTAAATTCTATATAGATACTTCAAACTCATTACGATATGAAGGTTGGGCAATTGTAGATTCACATAATATAACTTCGGCGGTAGATACATTGGTTAACGAAAGTTTAAATTTTAAAGGTGATAGTATACTAAATTATGAATCAAGTTAAAAAATATTAGAAGGAGTGAAATATGAGTGAAAAAGACAAATTAGAAAACATTGCTGGCAGCGGTATGCCTGTAACAATTAAAGGTAAGGAATATATGTTAGGCATATTTGATATGCGAGATTTAGCAGACTTTCGACAATATATAAAAGGGCAACGTATCAAAGTAATTCAAGAAACCATATCTGATAGTGCTGAAAGAATAGAATTAATTAATAAAATTATAGAAGGCAATGTAGATGAAATGAAGGAATTGCGAACTACAGACGGAGTCTGCTTTATGCTCTGGAAAAGCCTACAAAAATATCAGCCAGAAATAACTTTAAAAGATGCTGATGAATTAATAGATTTAGACAATGTTAATGAAATAACTAATATAATAATGAAAATAGGGGGGCAGGTAAAAAACCCTCCGGAGAGGGCAAAGAAGAAATAAGCTGGCATAAAGCCTTTGCTCTCTTATCAAGATATTATGGCTTTTCGATTGATCAAATAAACGATATGTCAATATACCAATTCAGTTCTTATATGGGCGATATACCGGAAGTAGAGAAAATGTTTTCAGGTGGTAAGTCAAAACAAAAAGATACTACAACGACAGCAGATTTAATTAAAATGGCGAAAAGCAGAGGAATAAAGACTCCAACGAAATATTAAGGGGTGATTAGAATAAACGTAGGTGAATTATTTCTACAACTTAAAGCAGATTCAAGTCAATTAGTTACCGGTTTGGGCCAAGCAGAAGGCAAGGTTACAAAGTCCGCTGATGCTATGTCTAAAAAATTGGCTGGTATTGGTAAGGGTATGACTATTACCGGTGGAGTTATTACTGGGGCTGTTGCTAAAATAGTAACAAGTACTGCCAAAGTTGGTGACCAATTTGATAAAATGAGCCTGCGAACTGGAGTTGCAGTAGAAGAATTATCTGCTCTTGCCTATGCTGCTGATATTTGCGGTACTGATATTGGCACAGTAGAAAAAGGGTTGAAGGGTCTAACTAAAACGATGGATGATGCCTCTAAAGGAGTCGGAGAAGGGAAAGAAGCCTTTGAAGAATTGGGAATATCCGTTGTAGATGCCGAAGGTAATTTGCGACCCACTGTTGAAGTTTTGAAGGAAGCTGCCACCAAAATAGCTGCTATAGAAAATCCTACCAAACAAGCTGCACTTGCTATGGATATATTCGGGGCAAAAGCGGGACCGCAATTATTACCACTACTTAAGCAGGGTGGAGATGGTATAGAAGAACTAATGGAAAAGGCCGATGAACTTGGCATTACTATGTCCACTGAAGCAGCTGCTGCAGCAGCTGAATTTACCGATAGAATGACAGATTTGAAAGGCTCTCTGGCAGGTGCAGGTCGGGAAATTGGTAATGTTTTAATCCCTGCCATTACTCCCTTAATAGAAAGGGTTATTGAAATTATAGGTAAAGTTAAAACTTGGGCTGAAGAAAATCCGAAGTTAGTTGAAACTATTATAAAAGTTGCTGCAGTAGTGGGAGGTTTGGCAGCAGTTGGCGGTCCTATTTTAATGGCTGTAGCTGCTTTTACTAAAATGTCAGGAGCAATAAGTGCTTTGGGGACTCTTACTTCGGGTCCTATTGGAGTATTAATTTTAGCTGTTGGTGGAGTATATCTGGCTTGGAAGAACTGGGATAAAATTGTGGAAATAGTTGTTAATGTCAAAGATAAAGTTATTGCTAAAATAGAAGAATGGGCAGGTGCTATCAATACTTGGTGGGAAAATATTGTGGCGAATACTGATAATAAATGGATATTGGTAGCTGATAAAATTATGGATGCGGTAAAAGGTGCAATAAAATGGATTACTGAAGCAATAGGAACTTTAATAAAAAATATATTTGGCTGGTGGAGTAATATAGAAACAGATACTAATTCTGTATGGAATAAAATTAAAACTGCAATAATAGATTCTGCAAAAGCATGGATGAAATTTTTTACCGATACTTTACCTGGTTGGATTTCAGACGTAATCAATTTTTTCACAGATTTTAAGAGGAAAGCTGAAAGTGTATGGAAAGATATAAAGACTACTATTATAAAAAA